GACCGCTTAGTCCTCGGGAGGTATTCTCTCCAAGCAGCGGAAAAGCGGGTTGTATCAACGACGACGGTTGGGGTCATTTGGTTTTGGCTCCCAAGTCCAGAACGTAATACGCACCGGACCCATCCCGTCGAGCGGACATAATCCGCAGTTGTCGTCCGTCGTAGGTCACAAGACGACCCACCACCGGAATCATCTTCCCAAAAGTGAGCAGCAATCGGTCAGTGTTCTCTTGAAGAATCAAGCTCCCGTTCTCCTGCAAAAGCCGGTCAGCGTTTGAGCCGACATCACAAGACCACACAGAAGCATCAACGGTTACAAGAGTGGAGTCAGCCAACCGCCAATCTGCCAGCTTCACCAACAGCCGGACTTGAACGTTATCTTGGAAGCCACCGGAGATTACCGAGTTAGCGTCAGTGATCGCAGCCGGAAGACAGCGCACCAGTTGTCCCTGCCAGAGAAACGACGGATTCCCCATCGCGCTCTGAAGCACAGACATCCCCAACTGGAGACTGGTGGCGATTAGATTCACGCTGTGAAGTAAACACCGGAGACAACCAATCGTGAAGTGGCTTGAAGATGGCCAGCCAAACTTGTCGTGTCTCCGTTTTCGTAGTGGCTCAACTCAGCGTACTGAGTGCCACCAACGGAGAGCCCAATCACAGAGGTTTTTGCTTGGTTAGTTGCGTTGTCCAACCAGACCGAGAGGGAAGCGTTGTATGTCACCGCATCAGGAAGTCCCAAGCGGAGGTTTCCAGTCGCGCTTCCAGTCACCGAATTGATAGTTAGATCAACGGTAAACGTGGAGACAAACCCGATGCTCGTATGTCGAGCAGTGTTGACCGTAAACGCGAACGTGCGACCACCACCGGAGTCAATCAGCGTGGGAACCCAAGTTGACGGAGCGGTCAGTGGGAGCGCGGCATAGATCTCATCAAAGTTCGCGTTAGCTTTGATCCACGACCCACGGAGCGTGTCTCCGTTGTTGTCGTTTGCGGTTGATCCGACATTGATAACTTGTTGTGACATATCAGTCTTTCGGCAATGCGTACCAACCTTCGGGAAGCGTTATGCGGTTGCTGGAGCGAACGGAAACACCGTCCGCTCCTTTGACCCATACTTTGGCTTTGACGGTCTCAGCGAGCCTTACCGGCTCACCGTGAGGGACGTAAACCACGCGAGAACCACAACCGCAACTAGCGATCAGACTCAGCAATACGATCCAGCAACTTCTTTTTGAGGTCTGGATCTCGTTTTGCGTCTTCAACGGTAGGCGGTGTTTGAACAAAACCAGTCAACCACTTGAGCAGAGCGGTAACGATCTGTTCGATGAAATTCACTCGGTCTTTTTGTCAGCGTCTTTGGCAGCGATCAAACCAAAGCCAGCGGTCACGGCGGCAATGGTCGTAGCAAGATCAATGTTGGTGGACGGGTCGCCGTCAAACAGAGCTTTCAACGCTCCACCCACGGCAACCATGATTGCACCAACACCTGCGAGAGTAGTTTTCCAGTTCATTTCTTTAGAGCTTTCCAGAGTCCAATTGCAGCAGCAACAAAAGCCAACACAGCGGCTCCAAACTGGAACCACTGTGTTAGCTGCGGAAGCAGAGAAACCGCACCAGCAGCGGCAGCGGTCGCTAGAGATATCCCCACTCCACTGCTGCTGTTGGTATCGGTTTGCATTACTCGGATTTAGGTTGTGCGGCTGCGATGATGATGTCCACCAGCGGCAAAGCAACCTTTGCATTCTGGAGACCACCAGCTTTGACTGCAATGTCCACAAGCTGAAGAAGACTGCTGACCTGTTCCTGAGTTAGTTTGATATTGATTTCGCTCATATTAAGCGACGCGAGATTCAACCAACGCAGGAATCTCCGCAACAATTTCTTGAGACTCAACCCACGGCAGCGGCGGAGCGATGACCGGCGGGTTGATCTGGTTCTCGATCTGCGCGGTGACGTTCGCTTCGATGGCGGTCTTATCGACGCCATTGGCATAGCACCAATCCAGCACCTGCGCTTCGGTCAGATCCTCGTAAGGCGTGAAGGCCTCCGTAGGAGGCGCGAACGACGCGCTGCCGTAGCAGGTGCCGCTGTAGGTCTTCTCGTCGTCGCCGGTGCCGGTGGTTTCGGCGCCGTTGCACCTCCAGTCGGCGGTGATGACGACATCGGTGAGAGTGCCTTCGGTGGGCTTGACCAACAGGCGTTCGATGATCCAAGAGATGGTAATCATGGTGGTATGGATTAGGCGACGGCCAGAGTGGTGATGGTTCCAGAGCTTCCACGGTACTTCAGCGCACCGGCTTCGACGTAGAGCTGACCTATGCCAGCAGGAGAAGTGCTTGGAGCAGTAGCGTTTGCAAGACCGAGAACCTTAGCGGCAGAGGTTCCGAACGTGCTAACCCCCACGCCGACGTTTCCGGTCGATGTGAGCGTCAACAGGGACGAATATCCGCTGTTGTAAGCTGTGGCCGAGTATTGGAAATAAAAGTCTCCACCGCTCGGCTTGAGCTTCCAGTTCTTGTTTGCAGTCGTTTCCGAGAAGATCAACGCGGCATCTGAAGCAGCGCGAATACGAAGTTCACCATCTCCAGAGCCGAGAACATCCAGCTTGGTGGTAGGACTAACCCCCACGCCCAGCCCCGTGGAGTTCAGGGTCATGGCGGTGGAGCCAGCTACGGACCAAGTGCTGTTGCCAGCATTGTCAATGCGATACCGCTCGGTAAGCACATTTGAAGTAGAAGTCTGAAACGCAATGTAACCTTCCGACAGGTTTCCGCTTGTTACGTTGGAAGAGACAACGGCTCCGGTCTTGAAGGACGGGCCGCGATTAAACGTGAGCGAAACGGAATTGCTGTTGAGATAAGTAGCAGCGCCGTACTCGTTGTTACCAATGGTTAGCACATTGGAGTTTCCAATAACAGCGCTAAGAAAATCAGCAACACCAGTCGGCGTCGCCGTACCAATACCCACCCGATTGTTCGTCGAATCAACCTTCAGCGTACTCGTGTCCACCGTCAGATCGCCGGTGATGGTGGCGGAGGCGAGGGTGGCGGTGGGAGAACAAGCCAGCAGGTTGTTCAGCGTGACCTTCTTGGTCGTCCCAGTCGCTGCCATTGACGTATCCGAAACGTCCACAATGACCAACGGATCGTTTGCCGGATCGGTTCCGGTTCCAGTGCTGGCAAGTGCTGTGATCTTTGAGTCTGGCATGGTCTAAAAGTGTTAGTCGGTAATGAGTGAGAAAATCAGTTTGGAAGTCCCGTCCTCTTGGAAGACTAGGAAATCATCCTCTTGCAGCATATTCCGTGCGGCAGGAGGATACGGGTCAATCGCTGAATCACCTTCAGCGGCTAGATCCAATGACAGGTCCAGCGTCATTAAGCGCGAGCGAGATATGCGACAACTTTGCCGGAAGCCAATTGAAAACTGGTGATGCGTCCGCGCAAAATGAAACCAGTTGGCAGAGTGATTCCAGTCCAAGTTCCACTGATTCCAAGACCAGCAATGCTAGTCAAGACAGTAGCTTCGACAACTTGGATTGCGACATAACCAGCGGATTGCAGCGCGGTGGTGGTAACGGGAAGGAATCCCTGAAACCCCATCGAATCCTGCGTTGCAATATCGGTTTGAACAGCCATTTTGTTTTTCGGTTAGAGGGGAGGTCACCGGAACTTTCCAGCAACCTCCCCAATTTTAACGGTTAACCTTTACGAACTTTCGGTGCTAAAGCTCCCTGTATCCACAGTACGAGTTTGCCTCCCTCAGGAACAGAAGCAGTGTTGAAGTTGTCGCGTTGGAGAGCCGCATCAACTTCGGGACCAGAAACGAGCTTAGTCTTGCCGTTTTTGTCCACTGCAACAGTAGTAGCGATACGCATATCCTTTAGGATTAAGCGGTCACCAGAATCTCAGCCTGCGTCGCATCACCAACGCCAGCACCGAACATGATGTCATAGCTCGCGTAGTGGCTGCGGGTAGAGCGGCTGTACCAGACCGACAGCAGCGCGGACAGACCGTTAGCGGTCGTCACAACACGCTGCTCGATGAACTCACCAGCGATCATTCCCACCGGCAGACCGGAGGCAATCGCGATAGCGTCAGGACCGCAGACGAAGCCCACAGTGTTAGCAACCGCGCTGGTCCAGCGGTTGTTCTCAGCGATCAAGTCGAAGCCGAACTTGCCGTTAGCAAGAGCGGCATAACGACCATCAGGGAAGGTGTTGGAAGCGGCAGAGAACTGCAAACGAGCCAGATGTCCACCATCCAAGATGAGGCTCTTGCTGCGGTAGTTCTTAGCGAGAGCCAAGATCGCAGGGAGGTCGCTAGTGTCGAAGTTGGCAGCAGTGCCAATGGTGACCGGCGAATCGTAGTTGCCAGCGATCATCAGCGCGGTGACGACATCGGAGATGCCGTTCGCGAAGAGGTCAGCGGAACCCTGAGCGAGATCGGCCAACTGGAAACCCTGATTGAGTTCCTGCTGGGTCAGGGAGAAGCTCTTGGTGATCTGGTTCACCGAGACGGTCGTCGCAGCCAGAGTCGAATCATCGTTCGTCTCGAAGTTGCTGGTGTTGGTCTGAGCAACAGAACCAGTCGTGAAACGCTTCACGCGAACG